TGGAAGTGTTCAGGCACAAAGTCAACGAGGTAACAGCATGGCTACGACTAAAACAAAGAAAGATGCTTGTTATAAAAAGGTAGTAAAGTCTATGCCTAAGAATTCTGCTTACCGCTCGGGACATATGGCTAAGTGCCGTAAGGTTGGAGCTAAAAATTACGGTAAGAGTAAGGGGAAGTAGTATGGCAGTACGTAAGACAGCAAAGGGTGCTTCGCTAAAGAAGTGGTTTAAAGAAGACTGGCGTGACGTTAAAACCGGAAAACCTTGTGGTAGATCTGGTAAGGATGATAAAAGAAAAAGCTATCCTGCCTGCAGGCCCAAGGCTGTGGCCTCAAAGGCAACTAAGTCAGACACAGCAAAGAAAACAAGTTCTAAACCAATCAAGTGGTCAGTAACTCCTTCGGGAAAAAAGAGGAAAAAATAATGGCAGCAGGTGTAAAACACTACTTACCTGACGGCAAAGAGCACAAGGGTGCTACGCATAAAAATGCTGAGGGTAAATTAATGTCTGGTAAAACCCATACAGCCGCCAGCAAACTTTTAAGCCACAAACCAAAGAGGAAAACAAAATGAGAAGCTATATTAAACGTATTGTTTACGCACTCTTAAACAAGCCCTGTGCTTGCAAGAAGTGTGAGTGCTAAAGCATTGGAATACCACCCGCGAACTAGTCGTTCGTCAGTAACGGAAGTTTCGCTACCTTAGTAACCTTCGGGTTAGTCGTTACACCGGGTGGGCGTCAGAGCCTGGGGTGCTAGGTATAAACTATGCCCCAGGTTCCAGTAGGAAAAATTATGGATAACAAAAAGAAGGAAGCCAGAGCACAGTTGGAGGCTCTGAGAGAACTAAAAAGAAGGAAGAACTTGGAAGACTACTCGGATAACTTCGAAAAGTTTTCCTCAGAACAAATAAGAATTATTACTAAAGACGCTACCAAAGGTTTTGTGCCCTTCAACTTTAATGAAGCGCAAAGTATTATTAATGAAGCCTTGGAAAAACAAAGAAAAGAAACAGGTAAAGTTAGAGCCATCATTCTTAAAGCCCGACAGCAGGGCATCTCTACTTTTTGTGCAGGAAGAGTGTTTTGGAAGACTTACTTTCAACAACACACCAGATCTGTTGTTATGGCTCACGATAGTGCCACCTCAGATTCTCTCTTCACTATGAGTAAAAACTTAATTAAGAACATGGAAAAGGGGTTACAACCCAAGTTAGAGAAGACTAACGCAAAAGAAATTTCTATTCAAACACCAGCCTACACCGACTCAGAGGCCGTAGGCTCTTATAGACTGTATACCGCAGGTTCTCCGGAAGCTGGGCGAGGAACTACCCCTACTATCTTACATGCCTCAGAAGTTGCCTTTTGGCAGCATGACGCCAAGATTTTAGCCGGGTTGTTTCAAGGTATTTCTCAGTCTGATGGTACAGAAGTAATCATCGAGTCCACAGCTAATGGTGCCTCCGGCGAGTTTTATCGCCTGTATCAGGCGGCAGCGGCGGGGGAGTCTGACTACATTGCTATCTTCATACCGTGGTTTAAAACAGTGGAATACTTCAGGACAGCACCGGAAGACTTCGAGTTAACCTTTGAAGAAAAAGATTATAAAGAAAAGTATGACCTATCAGATGATCAACTTTACTGGAGACGGTTAAAAATCGTTGAGGGCGGAGTAGATAAGTTTAGACAGGAGTACCCGGCCAATGCCGAAGAGGCTTTCTTAGTTTCTGGTTCCTCTGTGTTTGATCCTGAAAAGATTAACTCTTTCCTACCAGTACAACCTATAGCTCTCCGTCTTTACAACCAGGAGCTAGGTTCTTTTGATGACAGCCCGAGAGGTAACCTTGAGATCTGGATACCGCCGGACTGGAAAGATAACTACATAATCGGGGCAGACGTGGCTCTGGGGGTTAAACAAGACTATAGTACAGCAATAGTTTTAAATACCCAAGGACATATTTGTGCCCTTTACAGAGATAACACGGTGGACCCTACTTTATATGGGGAACATCTATTTTACCTGGGAAGGTACTTTAATAACTCTTTGTTAGCAGTAGAATCCAACAGCATGGGTGTTGCTACCTTACAAAGACTTAAACAAATGAACTACGTTAACATGTACTATGAAACCAAGGCTGCCAAACTAAGTTCTGAGGAAGGTCAAACACCTGGCTTCAGAATGACGCATGGCAGTAAACCCAGAGTTATTGGTCAGTTAAAGAATGCAGTGGAAGAGGAAGACATTTGGATTCCTTCTAAAACTATTCTGTCTGAAATGAAAACTTACATCTCTACTGCCTCCGGTAAAACAGAGGCAATTGCAGGCAGGCATGATGACACCGTTATGGCGCTGGCTATTGCGTGGGAAGCTTATCGCACTAACATAGATAAGCTGTCCAACAATAAAGTAGACTGGCGACAAAAGAACTTTGTTAACCGTAACAATGAGGAATGGATTTAATGGCTAAAACAAGTAAACAGATCGAGGAGATTCGTCAACGAATGATGAAAGACCCTCGGCAGGCTAACTTTGCTCAACACATGATTAACCCTGAGACCGAAGAAGGTCAACAGAAGATTAAGAAATTTCAGGCAGCGGGGGTTAAAGCTGCGGCTGAGGCTCGTCTGTTGAAAAGAGAGAAGGACGCCAGAATTAAAGAAAAAGCAGAACAGATGGCAGAAACCCTGGCAGCAATCAACGCTGTAGCACAAGACCCCCTTGATGTAATGAAACTACTCATGCACGAGGCTATGGAAAATGGTGACCGAGAAGAAGCGTTTAAAATTGCTAAAGAACTAGGAGAATACAGAGCGCCTAAGAAAACTAGGATTGAATCTGTTACAACAGAAAGATCTAGCGCAGATTTAAGTGTAGCTGAGTTGGAAGAACTTGCTCAACTTAAAAAAGATTTGGGAGGATAACTATGTCTATTTACAGACCTTCAAAGGGTGTAAAACAAAAGAATGGCAAGGTTTGGGACCCCACTTTGAAGTCAAAAAACTCGGTTACTACTTATAGAACAGCCTCCGAGAAAACTAAAGTTAAAGAACCAGAACTTGTCCGTGCTCACCGCGAAGAATGGCGGAAGGAGGGGAAAGACGGACTTCACAGCTGAACCCTATGCTGTTCTTAAGGTCTCGGGGTACCTTTGGTTCAAAAACCCCGACGACAATTTATACCCATGTGGGTGATAGTTAGATAGGAGGCCTATATGGGCGATTACATGACTGGTTACCGTGAAAAAGTAACTGACGAACAACTAATAACTTTGGTCTCCACGGGGGTAGCTAACTCTGTAGGTGATTTTCTAAACTCTTCTGAGCTGGCCAACGACAGACTACAGTCTACCTACGAGTACGCAGGACTTCCCGCAGGGCATCTAAGCCCTAACGGCGTATCTAAGATTGTTTCCTCAGATACTACAGAAACAGTGGAGGCTTACCTTGCAATTATTTCAGAACTTATGTTTAACAATAACAGGTTGGCAAAATTTAAGTCCTGGTCAGCTTCTCCCGCAGCCATCGCTGCAGCTAATGATGCTTCTGACCTGGTAAACTACACTATCTTTAAGAAGAACAACGGCTGGGAACTTCTAAACACTTGGGTAAAGTCTGCTTTACTGTGGAAGAACTCTATTATCCGTTGGGATTTTGTGGAAGACATGTCCACCAAGTTTGAAGAGTATGACTCTCTTACTGAAGAGGCCCTTGATTTAAAACTATCAGACAAAGAAGTGGAAGTTGTAGGAGAGTTAAACTTTAACCCTGCAACCAACACCTACGAAGATGTAAGACTCAAACGGTCCTACGACATGTCTCGTGTTAAGATTGAAAACGTACCACCAGAAAACTTTCTGATTTCCCGGGATGCCAGTAGTATTGAAACAGCTGCCTTTATAGGTGTACAGATAGAGATGTCTCGTTCGGACATTCGTAAAATGTATCCTGACATTGCAGACGGTTTAGAAGACTGGTCGGCCCTACCTACCACTTCAGAAGATCACACTGTTTACTCCCAGGACGTGGCAGTACGTAAAAGAGTTACCGGACAGTCTTACTGGCAAGGTATGCGTGACTCAGATGATTCTCTTGAGGCCAACAGGAATGTTGCAGTAACAGAGTGTTGGATGGAAGTAGACCGTGATGGTGATGGTATTGCAGAGCTAAAGCACTTCATTGTGGCAGGTGACATCATCCTGCATGAAGAAGATTGCAGCTACGTGCCCCTCGCCTCCCTCAGCCCCTTTGAAATCCCTTACGAGTTCTTTGGTCTTTCTGTGGCTGACATGACTCGTTCAACCACCCTTACCTCCACCGCTATCCTCCGTGGTTTTGTAGAGAATACCTATCTTACTAACTATTCTCCAAAACTAGCAGATCCTAACGTGGTGGACTTTTCTGCCCTGCAGAACCTACGTCCCAAACAGATTATCCCTACAAATGGTAATCCCCAGGGGGCAGTAGCGGACCTACC